AAAGCTACCTTTTTCTTTGCGTTGATAGATCTTGAACTCACCGGGGGTGAGCACTCGGATTTGATCGACCACCTTCTCGCCGAATTCACCGTCGGGCTCCGTTACCTTCTCGGCCAATCGCAACATCGTCAGGCGTTGCACTCCATCGGCAAGTTCTGACCGCCATCCAAGAATGTCCCGTGGTGTATATGTCACCCAGTATGGCCGGCCGATTGTGCCAGCAGGTGGTGCATCCACCAGCACGCCGACATGCCCATATCTGATCATCCTGCGGGCCGTATCGTAAGTCCACATATTTAAATCGTTGCCCATTAGGTCAACGTCAAATAGTTGCTCACGAATCGCATCAGACGTGTCATTTAGCCTGACAGGCTTGCGAGTCAGCATGCCGGCCAGCATTCTTTCTAGACGCTGCACATATGGGGGGCACACACTACGTACAAGCCTTCGATCGTAGCTTTCGTCCAGTTCACGTACTTCTTGGGGCAGATATCGCCTGTGCCGCCGTCGCATTTCATATGTCCCACCAACCAGATCCTCAATAAGCGTCCAATGAGGCTCTTGATTGATCCACGCAGCATTAGGATCATTGACGTGCGTGACTTTGGCCGCCAGCTTGCGGTCGTAGAAATTGTATCCTGAGTACACGACCGTTTAAAGCCCGATAAAAGCAGTTTAATAAAGACGGATGCCCGTGCCTCGTCCAGCGTTGGCGTAAAGCGGGTTGAGCTCTCGCCAAATCAGATAGCCCAGGGCATCATTCATGTGGTCGTACCCAGCATCCTTGTCTGGCTCGCCTTTGTCCGTGTAGCTTTGAAGTTCTAAAGACTCGATCATCCGGACGCATTTTTGCGCGATTTGGAGTCTGACTTCGCCTTTGCCGTTCTCCAGAGCAGCTTGTACAGCAGCCACCCGATCACGTACTGGTGGATTCGCTTTGGGGGATTGGTTACTGAACCCATAGGATTCCAAGATCTGAATATCAGTGCGTGTCGCATTTGTGCTGCGGTTGCCACCGGAAGCGTCAGGATAGATATATACCTTGCGGCGAGGATATCTCGACTTGATTTCTTTAGCAAGTGCGTCAGTATCATGTGCACCGCTGATTTCGTCGATCACATGTAACTGCTTGCCAGTGCGCACGGCAATCACAGCCGACATATTCGACACGTTGAAGTCCAGACCAACCCGCAATGGTTCATTGTCAAGGTCAACCGGCGGCTGGCAAATATGTAAATCACGATTAAATCGGTCATAGACTGCGCCAGTGTTGAGATTGACAAATTGCCCGTCCAGATAGGCTTTGATCAGCTTTTCTGGATAATTGGCCAATAGTGAATCAATGAAGCCGTCTGGCAAATGTGGATTGTCAGCAGTGCGTGCTCTGATCAATCGGCGATCAGGGGCAGTCTGGCGTTCGAAAGTCTCCCAAGCCCAGCCGAATCCTTCTGGCGTGGTTGCAACATAGAACTGCTGCACATTGCCTGAGCGCAATCTGGCCAAGGCCATGCGTGATGCTTGTTCAGCTGTGCGCTTATTGGTGGTGTCTACTTCATCAAAACCTACCGCGCACAAATTTTGGCCTCGGATCCGGTTCCATGTCTCCATGGTCCGCAGCAATATGGTATGCTCGCCTTCTTTGAATTTCAGCACGTACTCTGGCAGCGGCGACACCCTGAAATCGTATGGCAGGTCGATCGTTTCCAATAGCTCGTCCATCGACCGCACGAGGATGTCACGCAACATCGGCGCGACAGGTTCGAAGATCGCAGACACGTAGCCGATGTTGGCAGCCGCGATGTTGATGGCCTTAGCGCACAGGCCGTATGTCTTGCCTGCGCCAAAACCTGACACCATTCCGAGGATGCGGTGTTCTTGATCTTCACAAAATGCAGCCTGATGCGGCAGCAATGTCGCATTTAGTCTGTCGAGCACTTCGGCAACCGACACGCTGTCATCAGCTGGATCGGACAAGATAGTGCCGTTAGGAATCGTATCGAGAATGCTGGACACTTGGTATAATGCCTGCCATCAGCTATTTTGTAAGTTGATTCTACAGGTTGATGACTGACATCAGTGATTTAATCGCCACTGCAGCCAGATATCCATTGCTAACTCAGAATCAAGAAATCGAACTTGGTCGGAGAATCCAAGCCTGGTTGCAGCATCCCGATCCGTCGCCGTCAATCATCAGGTCGGGTAGAAGAGCACGTGACCAGTTTGTATGCAGCAATCTGCGGCTAGTGATCTCGATCGCCAAGAAATACACATTCGCTATTCGTGGCACTACGCTGACATTCCAAGACTTAATTCAGGAAGGCACTTTGGGCCTACAGAGAGCGGCCGAGAAATATGACCCGGAATGCGGCTACAAGATGTCCACGTATGCATATTGGTGGATCAGGCAGGCAATCACCAGATGTATAGACACCAAATCTTTCATGATTCACATACCGCATGGTGCGCGTAAAAAATTGCAGGCGTACGCAGAAGCGGCTGAAGCCGGTGGCACCAAACTTGAGATCCTTGAAAGAGCCAACCTGCAGCGGCGTGATATTCGCACAGTCCAGCAGGCAGCTATGTGCCAGAACGTAGTGGCGCTTGATGCCCTAGATGTGCGCATCTGATGTGAAATTGTTGACACTCTGCGAAAGTGTATGCTATACTTTGTATATAGAGGGCAAAGAGCCCTCCCCTTCACACCATGACCCGCACCTACACCGAGCAAGCTCTTCACATCGTCGAGCGCCAGCTGACAGTCTCGGAAAAAGATGGTTGTGCTGCCCGCAATCGCGGCATTGAATTCCGTCCCAACGGCTATATCTTCCACGGCAAAAATCGCATTGGCAAGGCAGCCGCTGTGCAGACGTTGGCCGTGATCCTGGAAGAAGAAGGCAAAGCCAACGCTCTGGGCACTGCCGATCAGGATACTAAAAGCAAAAAGATGACTTGGGACAAGCTGAACCAGGCCACCAAGGATTTCTTTTTCGAGCTGGCATCACAGATCTACGCTGCCACCAATGACGCTGATTCTGAAAACGGCCACTACATGGCCCGTCTTGGCCAGGATATCCCCAAGATCAGCTTGAAGAACGCACCTCGCCTATCCAATCTCAAGAAGGCGGGTATGATCGAGCACAACCGAGTCACCGAGCGGACCGGCCGTTGGATCGGCCTGACCGAGCAGGGTTTGGCCACCTATCGCGCCATGCACGCCGAATGACAGGCCAGACCGGCTGGGGGCATCGCCCCCAGGATGTCATAGCCGCAGCCAAGAAGAAGGCAGCTGCGGCCAAATCTACCAAAGGCCTCACGGCTCTTGAATTGGCCTTTTACCGTGTGATTCATGCTGAAAGGGATTGACATCTTTCTTTTTAACATGATATACTACGTATATAGGAGGCAATGAGCCCCTTTTTTCTCTGATTATGACCGGTTTCGAAAAAGCACAAATCATCCGCCAGAACACCAGCCTGGCCATGACCTTCGCCTACCGGGCGAAGCAAGCCAAGATCGACAAAGAGCTTGGTTGGCAGCAGGTTTATCAATGCAACATGCGCAATTTTGAGGCTTGCATATCCAGCATTGAAGAACTGCGCAATGAACCGACCGAAGAGGCCAGCCACTTTGATAATGTGGACTGAAATGCTTGACATAAACTGAAAGTGTATGCTATAATAAGCATATGGGGGGGCAAAACGGACCCTCAGGTGAGCAAAAGCGACCTAGAATCCTTCACCGTCCCTCCTACCCAATCACAACAACAACAGGAGAACAACTGATGACTGATCGACAACCATCTTTTGAGCGTGGGTGCCAAGGCAAAGCAAACCTTGGCAGTAAAGGTTACAAGAAATCGGCAGACAAGTTCGCTAAAAAGCATGGCAAAAATTATTCGGTTTATCAGTGTCCTCATTGCGGAGGCACTCATCTGACCACTAAACCTGTTGACAGCAGTTACGCCCCTATTCTTTATAGCACCACCACACAGGAGAACAACTGATGACTGATCAACACCCACTGACTGGCAAGATCTGCGAAGAGATTGCTCCTTGGCCTGTGCGACATTCTGCCGCCTATGACTGTATGCGTACCGCTGCTGATTGGCAACTAGAGCAGGTGGAGAAGTGGTTGAAAGACAACGTGGCTGTGTATGCCTATCAAGGCAACAACATGAGCGTTTGTTTTGATGAAAACGGATTGCTTAACGACTTAAGAAAAGCAATGCGTCCCACCACCACAGAAAAATCTGATGACTAAAGCACAACGCAAACAGCTTCTTGCTGCACTAATCAAGGATCGTGATCAAACACGCGAAGCCCTTGAATTTATCAAGCAGCAAAAACTCAAATGATGCTAGGATTGAGGATAGTGCTTGACACACACTGAAAACATGTGATATAATAAAAATATGGGGGGCAAAGAGCCCCTATCTTTCCTCTAATGACTCGCACTGAAGCTTTCGTTCTCATCCGCAACAACGTCCGCAGCATCAAAGACAGCAAACAGCGCGAATTTCTAAATGACGTGGTGATGAATGATGGAACCAAGCATGAAGTCTGGTCTGCAGATCTAGTCGATTTTGCTCAGCAATTTGTTGTCTGATTCTTTGCGGCGCTCATAGAGGCGCCGCAGCATCAGATATTTTTCGTGCACTAGGTGGTGACTACTCACCCAAGCTTTAAGATCCTCATACTCCACCCACACGCCTTCCTCCACTAGCCACCACCTCTGCGTGCACCTTTGCGGGCAAAACTGCGGCGCTCACGCTCCATCCGCCGCTGCTTGATCTTGCTCTTGTTGGCATCACGTTTAAAAGATGATGCAGCCCTGCTGATATAGTTTGAATCTGCTGAATTGCTGGTGCGGCGCCTGAAAGTGCCTGCACTGCTGCGTGCGGCACGTGCTGACATCTGACCACCCGATTTTTCGCCACCCTTAAGGGTGCGCACCATAGATGCATCCTGGCGTGCAGACGATCCACGAGCTATGGCCTTGCGGGCAGATTTGAAAGTACCGCTGCTTGAAGAGCCTTTGGGGGCAAACCTGCCGATTTTGTCCCTGCTGTACCGGCGTGCCATTGTTACTTCCCAGTAAGGCTTGCGAGCATGTGCAGCTCCCGATAGCATCCTAGCGCGACACCCAGTTGCCCATCTTCCTGGGCCTTGGCAGCAAGTGCTTCGAGCCTGGTCATCTGTTGTGCCAGGAACTCAGAGCGCTCCACGCTCATTGAGCTCTTGTACTCGGACCTCGCGTCTGAAATCAGCGCGTCTGTCTGATCATGGTTGAAGTCCCAGGCCTGCGCAGCAGACTCATATATGCGGTGTTGTGGCCAGGATAAGTCAAGCCATTGTTTGACCACTCTGAGTTGGTCTTTGCGGATATGTTTTGGAGTCTTTGGAGCCATGTCTCAAATCTAACGCAAATTACCTACTTACCTACTTACCTACCCAGTCCTTTTTTCCCTTCCCGACAACCAACTTTTTTTCTAACCCCCCCCTATATAGGGGGTAAAGTAAGTAAACCGGACACCGGCCGCGTCCCGATTGACACCTTGCATTACCTACCCTTACCTGTAAAACCTGCTCACGACTGATATCGCAGTTAAGAGATCGAACAACCATAAAAGACATGAGTAGGTAACAGATGGTAAGGGCAGGTAACAGGTAGGTATCACTCGTCGGTGCCGCAACGCCGCCAGATGTGCTTAAAGGAGCCATTGAGCTTCTTACGGCTCTTGTAATACCCGCACGCAGTCAGAATGCGGTTGATCCGGACGAGCTCCCGTTGCGTCTGACGTTCGATTGGCACCTCCAGCACATGGGTCAACAAATCGCTGCTGATGACGTACTCGGTGGACCGGTAGACCAGGTGTGAGGAGATCTTCTCCAACCATGGATCTTCCGCATAGAGACCACGGTTGCGATCATTATTGATCTGTGTCTCTGCCTCATCTAAAAACCACTGCGTGCCCTTGAAATACTCGCGCTTGGCACTGGCCCAGATCCGATCACGCAACTGCTCGATCTTCTCGCTGTTGATACGCTCTTCGACGTTAAAGATCACAAAACGGCGGTTGCCTGTCTCATCACTGAAGAAACCGTCCTTCTTATTGGTGGTGCCACATAAGACAAAGGAACGCGGGCGCTCTTTGTGGCCCTTGCCATATGCCTCACGCACCAGGTCAGTTTTGCGGGTGATGAAATTCTTGAGGCCTGCACTGTCGCGATTCTTAATGCCACCATCCAATTCACCCCATTCGCAGATCCACCGCATATGCAGGCCGGTGATATCGTCCGCGTCTTTGTTGGTCTTGATGAAGCCCTCATAAAACCAGGCCTCTGATGCGAGGGTGTTATAAAAACGTGTCTTGTGAAGATGTTGATCACCAGCCAGGATGTGCACAAAGCCGCATGGGCAACCCGGTTCATAAATGCGGGCCACACAAAAGACCAGCCACTTGCGCAATGCCGAATTATCGAATTCGACGGCATGCGTGCCTAGGAGCTCACCTGCGATATTCTGCCAAACTGCATCCTCTAGCGGATCATTGCACGACTCCAGATAATCACGGATCGGGTGATAAGGCCGTTCACGGGCACTAAGTAGAAGGGCATCCTGCGCAACATCCTTGGAAACATCGATATGCGCAGCTTGGAAGCTGCCATAACTGAGCTTGGCATCAATCTCCGACATCGGCGCACCATCGATCTCGATAGCCTGCTTTAGATCGTTCCAACGCAACGCACTATGGAGCATCGAAGACAAGACCTTAGATAGATCAAGCAATTTCAGACGGCTATAGCCACCCTTTTCCGTTTTATAGTCACCAATCCGTTCATACCACGGCGCAACAGGGAGTTGTGGCGCTTCCCGTCGGATGGCAAGTTCTATGCGTTCTCTATCGGCGCCATCTACCACCCAGTCGGCCACGTCATAGCCATCAGACGGGTCGTCCCATGCATCCGCGTTGGTGCCTTCCACCCAGAGCCATGATGATCCAGGAAAGGTATCACCGAGCCGCTGCATAAGCTCGACACCAGGTCGATCACGGTCAGGGCATAACACTAGGTCGTTATCCCGCAGCTTCGGCATATCGGGCATGCTGCCTTTCCAGCTGCCACTACCGTTTGGCACACTGGTGACCCACAGACCCATAGCGCGTAACGCCTCAGCACAAGTCTCACCCTCGACTATATAGACCGTTGCGCCAGAATCTGGCAGGCTCTCATACCACAACGGCAATAGGGTATCGACCTTGGTGCCCTTAGACCAAGTGACATCTTTGGGACCGACGTTGTAATCAGTGCGGTTGTGCTGATATGACCGGCCATTTGATGCAAAATACTTCCAAGACCGATACTTCACAGCCGTGCGCTCTTTGTGCGGCTTGAAGGTCACGCATTCAGCAGTTGGGTTGATCTTGACACATGCCCACTGGCCGATCACATCACCAGTCTTGAGCTGCGGGTGTTTTTGGAATGGACTGGTCTTGGTGCCGATGCGGCAATACAGCAAGTCTCCATCCGTTTTGCAGCCGCTAGACGTGCGACCGCATATAGGACAGGGGGTTTTAGCAGATGAATACATCTGTTACAATTTGGGTGCTTGGGATTGTGGCTCTGCCCCTTGTGCTTTCTGCCGGCACAGGGGGCATTTCCATAGGCACACTATCACATACCCAACGTAGCTGCAATACCTAGGAAAGGCAGGTAATTGCCTCATCTTCGGAGTGCACCACACCAGCAATGCCGCCATGCTCTTCCAAGCGGTCCAGCCAAAGCTGCTGGTCATCGCGTGCCTTCTCACCAGGCACCTTAATCTCCATGCCGACAAACACCGCTAGGTCCTGACCGACCATATCCTCGGTGATCTGTACCTTTTTGTAACCCACCAAATCGGGGCTGCCAGGTGACAAACCAAATTGAACGAACTTGCCGCGATTATCTCGTAATGCGCCAGTATGGTTGCGATAGAGTGTCACACCATCGCAATTCGCACTGACTGCTAGGCGGATCTGATTCTGAAGACGTGTCTCAGGCTGAACCATTACTTCTTGACGTTGCGTGAATCAAAGACCGTGACATAACGGCCACTCATTAATTTAACCGTGATACTCGTACTGTGCTTTTGTATCACGGTAGCTTTCGTCCACCCAGACACACTCATGTAGACCTTGCACGCCTCGCCAATGCGGACGTGCGACACATCAAATTTGAGCTTCACTTGAGAGCCTCACAGGCAGCTTGGATGCCGGATTGGCAATCACGGCGTGTCATGTCATCAAGAGTAGAAGTCAGAACCAGCCAGCCAGCAACGGCCACAAAGAAGTAGCTAAACACGACAGCCAAGTTATCAGCGGCAGAACCTCTCATTTGATCAGCTCCAGATAGCCGTGGGCCATTTCAGCTTGCGTAGCACCGTGGCGCACCACGTGCTCAGGCTGGCCGGATTTCTCGCAAAAGGCCAGATAGACGTCAAGCTGTGCGGCAAAGGCGATTGCATCACTGCGGCGCTCTTCACGCTCTTCACCGATGCGGACCTGGACATCT